CTACTGCGCTCGCGCCCGGTACCGGTTCAGGACGAACGTTTCGGCGAGCGTCCAGCCGGCGAACACGGCCGCGGCGGGGCGGATGATCGCGCCGACAGTCGTCGGGCCGGTCGCCTGCTGCGGGTTCGTGACCAGCCTGGCCGTCGCCGTGGTGATCACGGCGGCCACGTCGTCGAACGCCGCCCCGGTCACGGGGTCGAACCCTTTGCCACGGGTGTACGCCCGCGCCATCGCCGTCACGATCGCGGCGTGCTGCCCGGCGAGGTCGGCGAGTGTCGCGTCCTCGGGCTGGCCGAGGAACGCCGCGACGTCGTAGCCGGTGACGGCCGCCACGATCAGGTCGCGGTGATGCCGGTCAGGACCACCACAGCTTCGGCGTTCATCGGGGCGGCGTCATACCTCGCGACGACCCTGAGTGCGAGCTGGTCGTAGTCGCCGAACGTCTGGTCCAGGACGACGACGGAAGGGGCGAGGTCCCTGGCGACGGCGATCTGGGAGAAGTCCGCGAGCACGGCCTTTGTGGCCCTGGTGGTGGTGCCGGTGATCGGGATGCGGGGTGTGACGGTGACCGGGGCGCCCCACAGCCGGAACACGCCGTCGGCGGTCGGATCCGGCTGCAGCAGGTACTCACCCGTGGTGGTCTTGAGCTTCCGCAGGCCGGTGAATGTGCCGGGGGTGAGGAACCACCGAAGCGACGCCATGTTCACGTTCGCCGAGAGGGCGGCGCCCCACGCGTCGAGGAGGTTGTCTAGTGACAGGACCCCGGCCACGGCGATCGTCTGCACCCCGTTGTAGTTCAGCAGGCCTTTGGGGGTGGTGATGCCGTCGCCGTTGCCGGCGATCAGGGCGTCGTCGATCGTCGCCGCCACGTCCCGCACCAGCCTCGTCTGAAGCGCCGTAGTCAAGTTCACGACGGACTGCCTCGCCAGCTCATTACTGAACCGGGTCAAGGTCTTCACGGACTTCATGGTGGACGGCAGGAGCACGATCTCGTCGAACGCGACGTCGGCGTCGGGAATCAGCTCACCCTCGCCGATCCACGGCCGGGCGGTCGGCCCGCCGAGCTTCGGGATACGGACCTGGCTGCCGTTCGTGTCGAAGATGCGGGGCCCGGCGGCCAGAAAGACGGACTGCGCTTCGAGGGGCTGCACGAGCAGGTGTTGTACCTGTTCGGCGGTGAGCTGCGGTGCAGTGAAAGTGGATTCGGCCACGGAAGGGCTCCTGACGTGAAAGGTCCGGAAAGTTTCCGGAGGTTTACGGATTCACGTCGAGCGCCAGGCTCGCACGGGCAGACGGGTACCAGACCCGTGCTTCAGCATACCCCTTGTCGGCGTCAAACGTGCAGGTCGCGAAGGGTGCGGCCCGCAGGCGCGGGGAAAGGAACCGATCCGGGGTGCCAGAGTCTCAGGCGAGACTCTGCCGGGTGCGGGTGCGGCCCGCAGGCGCGGGGAAAGGAACCGATCCGGCGCACGAGAACTCGTGCAGCGTCCGGTGCAAAGTCGGCGCCCGGAAAGCCTGCGACAAATGTCGCACCCTTACCCCCGGAACGGTCGGCTGCGCCACAGCACGTCCGGATGCGCCGGTCGTCGTCGCAGCCTTGTCCCGCGCTCGCGGTGCGCGCTTGTGCTTAGCTGGCGGCTCCTCTAACACTTGGGGCCGATCGGCCCCAAGTGTTAGGTTTGGCTTACCGGGGGCGGTGCCGCCGTGCTCTCTCTGCCGCCACAACGGTCGGCTCATCATCCGATGATGTTGCCGATGTGCCGGTCGAACGCGCACATCACCCGGCGCGGGAGCGGAGCAGTCCGGCGAGGTCGAGGGGCTCCGGTGACGTGCGGGCACCCTGCCCGGCGTTCCCGGACGGCCGCCGCGACGCCAGGTGCGGCTTCCGGTCCAGCAGCGCCTTCGCGGCGTCGGTGATCTTGCCGGGGTCGGGCCAGCCGTTCTCGTCGGCCATCGTGGCCGGGTCGTAGGTGAGGTCCGTCGGGTCGGCAAGCACACCGTCAGTGGCTTGTGCGACGGCCATGGCGGCGAGCCGTGTCGTGGCTTCGTCCACCCGCTGCGCCTGCACCCTGTACCCCGCCGATTCGCGGCGCAGGTCTTCAACGTAGGACCGCGGGAACGTGTCGGGTTCGCCTGTGGTGCCGGTTCCCGTCGTGTCCTGCGCGGACTGCGGGTCGTTTCCGCCTTCGGGGGTGTCCGGGGTAGGGGTCGGGTCTGTTTGTGGCTCTGTGTGGCTCTCAGCCGCTCCGGTTTCGGCCATGACACCATTTGGTGTCGTCGGGTCGGTAGGAACAATTGTTCCTATTGGCTTTGTCATGCGGGGGTCCCTTCATTCACGGCGCCCATCTTCCGGGCGGCCTGGGTGGGTGTGACGATGCCGGCGTCGACCAACTTGCTCGCCGCGTCGGCCTCCTGCGCGGCACTAGCCGTGGTCGGGTCGGCCCAGACGACACCGGCCCGCACCGATCGGGGATCGACGCCGTCGGCGACGGCGACCATCAACGCGGCGACTTGCGCCCACGCCCGCCCGAAACGTCTCTGACGGTCCTCAGCCCTGGTTGCCAGGCTGGCTTCGGAGGCGCGCAGGGCGTCGGCGGACGTCACCCGCTCGGAGATACCCAAGTAATGCGCGGGCATCCCGGAGACGGCGGCGACCTGGGCCATGAGCACGCCAACGGCATCCCTGTAGCCGGTCAAGTTCGCGGACGGGAGTTGCCCGAACTTGGTTTCAGGGGCTTCGCTGACCATCATCCGGTCGGAGTCGGGGAACGGGTTCGCCGTGGCCGTCTGCCCGGTGTCGTTGCCGGCCGCGTCCAGCAGCGGTGTTTCCTCCAGTTCGATGCCGGTGGCCCACCGTCGCGGCCGCCCCGCGTACTCACTGGACACCATCATGTCGATGAGCAACTTCCCGATGGCGTCGCACAGCGGAATCACGTCGGACATTTCGCTGGTGCCCTGCCAGTCCAGGATCGTTTCAGCGTTCAGCAGCGGCACCACGGGTACCACGCCGAGAGGGTTGCGGACTTCCTCGATCAGCTCCCACGACACGGCGGGCATGCCGTACGCCGGCGCCTGATAGTGGGTGATGGTGTCCGGCTCGTAGAGGACGGCCTTTACGTCGATCGGTGTCCCGAGTACCGGGTCGATATCGGCCCAGCGTTTCAACGCGGCCACGGTGTCCCTCGTGCCGGGGTCGCGGAGCAGGGTGACCTGCCTCGCCGATTCGACCGACACGAGCGGGGCGCCATCCTGCCCGGCCCACACGATCGCATACGAGGCACCGAAGGCCAGAGCTTCCCGGAATGCGACGGTGGACAAGTCTTCCAAGTCATTGTCCAGCCACCACTGCCACAGCCTGCTGTCGGGTTGCCCGTCCAGGGTCAGGCCGGTGATCCGCAACCGTTCCGCGAGGGAGACGACGGCGAGTCGGCACACGTTGCTGTTCAGCCGGTCGAGGCGGTTACCGACGGCGAGCCGGGATTCCGGGGACAGGAACGCCAACGGCTGCTCACCCTTGTAATACGTGTCGAGGGTGGCCAGTCGCAACTGCGCCGCGTCGAGACGCATCTGCAAACCGGTCAGAATGTCGATAGGCATGATTATGCGAAGCTCCTAGCTCTGCGTTTTTTCTGTTTCCTGGCGCGCCAGGTGGCACGCGATAATGCCATGACGGCGGCGACGGCGAGGTCGATCCGCAGTCCGTGGCGGCCGTCCTTACGGATACGAACACCACGGGCATCATCAGAGACGACGGCGTTACCGACGTGCCGGGCCAGGTCCGGGTTACCGGAATGCGTGAGCAGGCCGTTCACGGCGGCCTTGTAGAAGTCGCTGGTGGCCGGGGTCATGCGTTGCGCCGACTGCGGGAACTCCACAACCGGCACACCGTCGGCCTCGAGTGCTTGCAGGCTGCGAGTCCACCGGTACGGATCTGCCACGACTTCGAGGACATTCCATTTCAGGCAGGCGTCTTTGATTGCCTTCTCCACGTCGGCGACGGGCACCCGGTAGTCAGTGCCGGTGGGTTCCCACAGCCCGGCGACGTCGAAATGCGGCGCCGCCGAGACGGTGGCGACCACGAGCGCGGTCGCGTCGCCGTTGAAAGATCCGTCGAGCGCGAGCACCACGTCGTCGCCGTCGGGAATGTCCACGGCCGTGGACAGTTTGTCCCACACGCCGGACGGCAGGAACCGGCCCTCATTGTCACTGACGAACTGGCACAACCGGGCCCGCCGGTAGGTGGCCTCCCGCGTCTTCGGGGGCAGCAGCGCGGTCAGGGCGTCCCGGTGTAGGAAGTCGTCCAAGGCGGGGTTGGCCAGCTCCCAGCAGTGCACACAATCAACCGGGTGGTCGGTGAACCCGGCCGCGGAGAACTCCCGGAAGATCAGCGACCGGTCCTGCGGGTGCGCCTTCGCGTACTCCCGCATCTCCAACAGGACCGAGTCGGCGGGGTCCGGGCCGGGGGTGCCGATACCGAGCAAAGTCGAGGCGTTCCGCTTCCCCGCCGCGAGGGCCATGACCTCATAGACACGCCGGTCGACCACACCGATCTCGTCCACAATCGCCAACGACGGATCCAGGCCTTCCAGGCTGCGGGGTTCGGCGGTGTGAACCTCCATCCGCGAGCCGCTGGCCGGGACCCGGATCTGCCGCTGATACAGGTGACACCGCCGCTGGAGCTCCGGCTCCAGCTCGACCATCCGCTGCGCCGTCCGCAAACAGATGTTCGCCTGCCGCTCATCGGTCGCCACAAGGTCAACCTCGGCGCCCTCCGGGCCGCAGAACAGCTCGAACAGCCCGAGCGCGGCGACGATCGTGGTCTTACCCTGCCCTCTCGGCATCATCCACCCCGCCAGCCGCGGCCGCGGTGTCCCGTCCAGCACCGACGCCACCAGATCCACCTGCCACGGCCGCAGTCTCAGACGGCCCCGCGCCCCGGTCCCTTTCGGGACCGTCACATAGGTCGCGCAGAACGAGGCGAACCGCTCAGCGACGCTCTCAGCGGCTTGTAGAGGCAGCGGCGACAGGTCCGGCGGCGCCTTCGGCCCCGGCTTCACGACGAACCGCCGGTGTCGGACACAAACTCGCCCCAACCTCGTCGGATTCGCGGCGTGGCGGCTTGACTGCCTCCCCCTGGTCGTGCTGGTCCTCTGCGGGTGTTGCATGGTCCGCAGACGACATCGACGTCGCTCAGCCGGATCACCTGCCCGCGTTCGCGCCGGGCCCATGCTTCGGGTGAGTGGTCGGCGGTCAAGCTGTCGGTGCGTCCGCAGTCGGCGCAGAACGGCTGGGCTCGGCGGGCACGGAGGGAGAGTTGGTGCCAGCGGTGGTCGTAGCCGCGTTGCTGCGCTGAGCGCATGCGGGAGTGTCGTTCGGTGAGCGCCTGCGCGTCATGCCGCTGACAGCGCGATGTCGGTGTCAACTCGCCGCAGACGGTGCACGGTCGCAGCATCAGAGGCTCTCGGCTTCGGCGGCGGCGACGGTGGAACGCCAGTCGGCGCATAGGGCGGTGAGGTCGACGTCGGCGGCCCAGGCGACGGCGACGAGCATGCACGCGATGACGTTGACGACGGCGGGTAGGTCGCAGCCGGCGATGATCGCGGCCTTGGCATCGAGGTCTTGTTGCAGTACGGCCTCGAGGAATGCGACGCCGTCGCGGGCGACGTCGATCTGCGCGGGTGACGGTCGGGGTGCGGTGGTCATCGGGTTGTGTCCTTCCGGTGTAGGTGACGGTCCACGTCGGCGTCACGGGTGGCACGGTCCGCCCGGCAGCACCGCCAGCCGCAACTGCAGGACGCGACCCAGCCGTGCTCGGTGGCGTGCCGGCGGACGTGGCAGGCGATGGCGGCGCGGATCTCAGTCATCGCTCACGACTCGCAGACGTTTCCGAGCCTCGGTGTGCTCGGCGTCCACGAGCGCGGCCAGCGCCGACGGTGACACTGAGATGCCGAGCTCGTCGAAGGCGGCCACGGCGGCCGCGAGCTTGTCTTGGCCCACATATGAGCCGTGGCCCGGTGTCCTAAATGTCGGTTGGCCCACAGAGCTAAGGCGTTGGCCCACAGACCCGTTTACGGGTACAGGTATGCGGCAACCGGATGCGAGGCGGTAGAGGGTGGCTCTGCGGGTGCGGGCGTCCGGTCCGGCCGGTTGGCCTCTGGTGTCGGTGCGGAGGTAGTCGGCGCGTTCGAGGCGTTCGAGGGCGCGCCGAGCCTGCGATTCGGTGATGCCGACGGCGGCGGCGATGGTGCGGCGGGGCAGGGCTGGCCGGTTGGTGCCGTTGGCTCCGGCGATCGTGAGCGCCGTCGCGAGGGCAGCCTTGTCGATCGGGTTCTCGGGCCAGGTGTTCGCGGTGTCGAGGTTGTCGCGGATGGTTCGGATTTCGGTGCGGGCGTCGTCGGCGGTCATCGGCGCCGGTGCTTCGGTGAGGTAGTGCTCGGCTCGTGTCCATGCCTTGTGCAGCGTTTTCACGGTGCGGGTGGCGCCGACGTCGCGGCGACCCCGCTCAAGGCGGGCCTGCCGGCCGAGGGTGGATCGGGTCGCGGTCATTTCGGCGCACCATTCCGGGTAGGTCCAGCCGCGTTGCAGGGCGCTGGTCGCGGTGCGGCATAGTGCGGACCAGACAGCTTTGCCGCCGTAAGCGCGCAGCTCGGCGCGGGGTACGCCGTCACGGATGAGGTCGATCACCGGGCCGGGCAGGGCCTTGTGTTCGCGGCCGGTCACCGCACACCGCGCCACATGCGGGTAAGCGAACCAGCGCGTTCCGGGCGCCGAGAACAAGTGACCCCGGCCGGTTCGATAATCTGAGCATGGTTAGCCTCGCGAAACAATGCGCCCCATGATGCAGGCGAATCGGGTTCCGCGAGTGCGTATCGGTCCCGCAAGTCCTGCGGTTGGAATACGCGGCCCGTTTTCGCTTCGAGTTTCAATGCGCGCATCGCGCCGTCGTGCCACCACGGGTCAGCATTCCGCCGGGCTGTCTCGACACCATCACGAGACGGCAGAAACTCACGCCGGCGTGAGGTTTCGACCTCCGCGGGGTGCGATTTAACTTCGGGCCCAGCGGGGCCGGAAGTTAGATCCGCTCGTTCTCCCTGCCGCGACGGGGGCGGGGTTTGAACTTCTAGCCCTGCGGGGCTAGAAGTTAGATCCGCTCGTTCTCCCTGCCGCTCGGCCGCCGGTGTGAAGGTCGTCTCAACGTTGCCGAACGCGCCACGCTGCACTACGACGTCGAACAAGGCGCCGCTGTCGGCGGGGTCAGGTACAGTAGAGATTGACTCATCGCCGGGTCCGGGAGCCGCCTTCGGGCGGCTTTCGTCACTCATGAGGACGACCGGGCGCGGCGGGCGGCGACGGACTGCAACGCAAGCCGTGTGTAGTAGGCCTTCCGGGCGTGCTCGGCGCGACGTGCCCGATCAGCAGGATCAAGCAGGCCGTCGGGGTCGACCTGCCGGTCGAATCGGTCCAGCATCGCCTTGCGGGCGGGTGCGGTGTTGGTCTTACCGGCGGCGTGCATCGTGTGCGCGGCCAGGCGGGCGCGTAAGGCGCGCTGCTGCGGTGTAAGAGATATGGACCGTGCCACGGGGACACCTCTTAGAGGAGTCCCGGTGTCGATCTCCGGGGGTGCGGGTAATCCCGACCGACCGATTAGCTTGTGCCGCTATATTAGCACAACGCGTAACCCGTCCGGCGGGTCCGCCTTGCCGGTGATCATGTCGACTGTGAACGGCCATTCTCCGGGGTGGCAGCGGCACGACAGCGCCCATTCCCAGGATGCCGCAAGCCAGTAGGCGGGCTGTCGGTCATTGCCGACGCGGGCGCGTGACGACGGCACCATAAGATACTCGGATATCTGGTTGGGCCGGGCGTCGTCAAAGGGCAGCTTGTACAGCGTGAGTAGTAGTTTCCCGCCGGGGCAGCGGACCTGCGCGAGCGCCATCGCTCGGCGCATCCCGTCCGGGCAGGCCGCGAGCATCGCGGCGGCGGTCTCGGCGTCGGTCTCGGCGTCGGCTCGTTGATCGCGGAGCTGCCGCATGACGGCCGCCATCGGGTTGCGCAACTCCCGCTGAATCTGACGAAACATCGACGCTGCTAGCCCGCCGGCGGAGAGTCCTTTCACAGTTGGTCGCCCAGCCCGAGCCGTTTATGCGCGTCCCGCGCCCTCGCATCCGCGGCGCTGGCCGCGTACCTGCCCACCATTTCGCGGCTGCGCCAGCCGGCGAGGCGCATCAGGTCCGTTTCCTGCCCGCCGGCGGCGAGCCAGCGGTGCGCCATGGTGTGCCGGAACTGGTGCGGGTGAATGTGCGGTAGCCCGGCGTCGGCGGTGCGCCGGTCCAGGAGCTGCGCCAGCCCGGACAGGGACAGCGGCCCTTTCCGGCCGAGCCACAGCGCCGGGTACTGACCGGCGAACGGGTGCCGCGCCCGGGCGCGCACATACCGCTGCAGCGCGTCGGCGGTCCGCATCCCGTACGGGCAGGCACGGCCCCGGCCGCCCTTGCCGGTGACGAACGCGACGGCCTGTTCTCGGTCCAGGTCGTCGACGGCCAAGCCGATCAGCTCGCCGGCGCGCATGCCCGTGTCGACCAGCAGCCGAATGATGGCGGTGTCGCGGCGGTTGACGAACAGGTTGCCCTTGCACACCGCCAGCAGCCTGCCCAGCGTCTCGGCGTCCAGGACGGCCACCGGCTGCTCGGGCACCGACGGCGGGCGCATCCGCTCCATCGGCGAGCGGTCGATCTCTCCGTCGTCGACCAGCCAACGCCACAACTGCTGCAGCGAGCGGTACTCCTTCGCCACCGTCGCCGGCGACACTTGATCGCGCCGGTCGGCGAGGAACGTTTCCAGGTGCTCGCGGGCGATCCCGGCCACCGACGTGGGCATGCCCCGGCCGCGCAGGTAGGCCAGCAGCACGCCGGCGGCGTCCTGGTAGGACTTGATCGTCCCCGGCCGGCGCCCCGCGGCGCGCAGGTGCGTGGTCCAGTCCGGCAGCAGCACGGTCAGGTCGTCCACGGCCACCGTGAGCGGCCTCAACTCGGTATCCAT